TAAAAGGATCTGTATTAAATGCAGTAATATTTGATAATTCTTTTACTGCTTTAAATTTTGAACTAATACTAGTAGTCATGTCAGGCTTGCTAATATCCATATTAATTGTAAGTTTACGTGGTAACAGTTTTACACCGCCATAACCATACACAAGATCATTAATAGGATTTTGACTGCGCCACACATGCACAGTTTCTAAATTGTAATCGTCTACCTCATAATCAAAATTAAAATCATCTACAATAACTGCATCAGCATCAACTACCCAAAACATCTTAGTAAAACATTTTTTGGCAGCGGCAATATGTGCTTGATGTATTCCCTTTACACCGTGCACACGTTTTACCATAGGAAACCGTTGTTTTAATTTTGTAAAATTTTCATCTGCGTTTGGTTCTTGATATGATATAAAAACAATATCATACATTTCTTGTGTTACCGTAATGAATTACTTCGCAATTAGGATTTTGGTATTTACGCCAAGGATCAACTATAACACTATCTGACGGTATATTGCAATATACTTTATCCGTACTATCACCTTCTTCTTGCATGTATTTGTAAGTTGTGCTAGGACTATGTGCCATTAACATTATACACGGTTCATTAGGTTCGTTATTATCGCCTGTTAAAGGATCAATATATACAGGTGCAAATCCGTGCTTTTCACAGTAATGCCCTACTAATAAACTGTAACTACCGTCACAATATTCTACGCCAGGTTTATATGCTTTGCCATGTATATAGATAGGATAGTTGTATTCATTTGCTAAATCTACTAATTTAAGAGCAAGATTTTCTGCTTGAATTTCTCTTGCATTCATTACTGCATCAAAAATATCATAACCTAAATCTAGTTCTTGAGCCATATATCTTAGTGCAATATTGTCTCTAGGGTGACAGCCTCCTCCGTCGCCCATACCAGCTGTCATGTACTGTGGACCCATAATACGCATTGTGCTATCTGCTAGTGCTTTAGTCACTACATCTACGTTAATATTACCTTGAGATTCTGCAACGTCTTGTATCATGTTTACAAGACCAATCTTTGTACTAATAAAGGTATTGTAAAACACCTTAATACATTCACACTCGTCCCATGTGCCTACAACATACCGTGGATCATTTTCCATTATAGTTTTGTAAAAGTCCACAAGTTCTTTGGCATCACCATTCTCTGCGCCGTCTTCTGTGCCAATCATGACCATTTCTGGATTAATCATGTCCCATGCTACACTGCCCATTGCAATAAGATATGGATTATACACAAATCTCGGATTGGTAATTCTTGGTACAAATTCTCTACGTACTGTGCCAGGTAGTACAGTTGAAATTAATACAAGCAATTGATCTTTGGTCATATGTTTATTTGCTTCATCTATAACTTCATTTACAATATCATATGAAAAATCCTTGGGTTCTAAATGTGCTGTAGGAGCTCGACCATCATAATCAGGATCATGCGGAGTAGGAACTGCAATAAACACTATATCTCTGCCTTGAACAGCACCTTGAATTGTAGGATACATTGTAATATAATTACTTTTTCTTTTTACTACATCGTATCCGGTTACATCATGTCCTTTTTGTGCAATTGCTTCTGCACAAGGCATGCCTAATTTACCTACACCGATAAAACCGATATTCATTTGTTACTCCTATAATATGCGTATATTATTTATTCTTAAAAAGAGGCATCTTAGACAGATCAGGATAATCAGACCACGACCAATTTTTTGCGTATGCCGAGGCAGCATCGTTAAGTTTTGCCAATCCTAATTCTGCTGTTTCCGGCGTCATATAATAATGGTAACCCATTTGGTATACTTCTTGTTCTGTCCAAGGGGCATTACGATGTCTACCGTCATAACTCATTTTTATAAGCTCTGCACGATCTAATGCACTGTCGCATAATATCATTCCGCCTCTGCCTAAACTCAAATGTTTTTTGAATTGGAAACTTAGGCACATTAAGGTATTAGGTATATATCCTTGCTTTTTCCAATATACTGCTGCATCTATTATGTTTGTATTAGCAAGATGATAGTATTCTTTCCACCTTGCTTCATGTAATTTCCAACGCAATCCTAATTTTTCCATAGTCATTGGTACACTAAGATAGGTATGTTTTGGACATGCAGTATGTTTTACTTTTTTATATCTCAAACATAATTCAATTGCATGGGTACAACTATCTGTTGCTACTGCATACGGTGCACCGTAGAAACTTGCAATTTCTTTTTCAAATTGTTCTACTGCATCAAAGCTCATGTGCTTTTGTCCTTGCTCTATTTATTATTTCACTATAATGATGTTTTACATAAACAGATTGTTCTTCAGTTTTTATAATATCAATAGCTTTATTATAGTTATGTTCGTTAAGGCTTATCGTACTTTCATAAAGATTTTTTACATTTAAACTGCTTAATCTTTCCAATTCTTGTACAATTAGATTAATTCTAGTATCAGTATCATCAACACTATCAAAGTCATAATTTATTTTATCACTAAATTCAAAACCTAAATTATGTAAATGTTTATGTATACCCGGAGCACCTAGTATAATAAATGGTCTTTTGCAAATGATAGAATTCCAGGTTTTTTCAGTTATAAATCCACAATGTAAAAACGATTCGGTAACTAGATTTATAGCACTTTTATACATTTCTATTGGAGGAGAATATTGATCCCAATTTTGCGATTCTAAGGTCACAGTACTAGGTTTCCAAAATTTCCAATAGTAATCTATTTCATCAAAGTCTGGTTGGAATGTTTTTTTATACCCTGGATTATGCCATGTAAAATAATTTTCTTCTAGTATGCATGCAGATTCCAACCTATCAATAAGTTTTTTTCTATGCAACCTAGGCCTATAATTCATATTCAAAAACAAACATTCTATGTCACAATTTAGATTATGAAAGTTGTTGTGATAAAAAGTTTCATACAAAAAGTAAAAGGGCCATATAGAATATGAAATGTCTTGTCCTGCAAATACGTTATTGTAATAATTAATATCGTATCCACCATTTACCATATGGACATGACCTAATTTGTATTTTTTTATTACATTCGAGACAGCATGTAAACTTGCCTCTTCTGCACACATTAAAATTGTTTCTTCTTTGTTATTTTGTAAATTAGATAAAAAGTTATCAATACCGTGTTCACGAATATAAACATGGATATCTTTCCATATATTCAGATACTTCATTTTAATTTTCTAGCAGGAGAACCTACATACACACCTGCCTTGTCAACACTTTTAGTTAGGTTAGAAAATGCTCCAACAATAACATTGTCACATATGTCTATTTTGTTTATTGCACCACTCCTAAAGTTAAACATACAATTCCTACCGACATTAGTTTTTCCTGCAATCATAGTTCCGCTATGCAGCATACAATTATCTCCAAGATTCACACCGTGACTAACTAGGCAGTATGTTTCAATAAAACAGTGTTTCCCTACAACTGCACCTTGCATTACTGTACTAAAGTTGGCAACACAAGAACCCTTTCCAATTACAGCACCTTCGTGTATAACAGCAGTTTCGTGGATATAAGTAACACAGTCGCAATCGTATTCATCAAGTAAATCTATTGTTTCGCTGCGCTCCTGTAAATCTAGAGCAAATCCAATAAAATACTGGAAATCATCTTTGCTTTGTAATTGCTTGAACTCTTGTGGGCTCATGATGCTACAATCTTCGTTGACAAAGTTTTTTCCGTAAAACATACTATCTTGTGTAAGCATGCTTTGGTCATATCCAATTATTTTTAGTGGTTTGGCATTTTTAATTAGCATAGCGTATCCTCTTAAATATTTCATTTTTAGTAATAGGTTTTTCTAGTAAACGCTCTTGTAGTTCTTCTATCCATGTTTTATTATGTAATAGAACGTGATTCATATCTATGTACATTTCTTTTAAGTCATCTATGCTTTTTGAATTTATCCAGTCTATTAAACTAAATATCTTTTGCATACGTTTACTATGATCCTTTTCTAAGTCATAACTTTCGTCGAACCATTCATCGAATGTCATAAATCCCCATGCTCGCATATATTCTAAATTACCAGGCGGGCCTACCATTATGACAGGCCTATAATTAAGCATAGCATTCATTATCTTTTCTGTCAAGAGACCTGTAGGCTCTGCGTAACGTGTTTCATTCACAATAGCACAAAAACATTCTGCATATGCATTTTTAGGATTTGTATCTATATGTATGTCTATATATTCGTTTTTATTCAATTTTTTATCAACGTCTATATCCATACTAAGAGGTGCCATAGTATCTAAGATTGCAGCGCCTCGATATAGATCATCTTTATTGGGCAGATTAAATGTAGAATTTTGTTCTAATATTTCTGCATTACTTTCATACAACCAACTTAAATTATAACTGTCGGTTTTTTGTACAAGGTAACTAGCAACACAATGTCTATGACTTGCATAACGCCAGTTGCCGCACCAAAACTTTTTTATAATCTTATCTGCATCCATATATCCTTCTTGTTCTTGGACATTAATAGTGGCAGGATAAATCCATCCTACAGGAGTGCAATCTATTTGCAATTCAGGATATATATCTTGAAAAAATAATTTACTATTATAGCTAGGACTATACACTTGCACATTTGTCAAGCCATTTATTTGTGCATAGTATTGTATACTATCAAGTTCATATGCTCTAATGTTTCCTAGGTCTGTGTCGGACCAAGACGTGTATATGCCCTCCTTGTCATCTTCGTCTAGCATGTTATAAGTTGACAATGGCTCCCATAAGTATATCTTAAGTCCTTTTTTATTACATTCTCTGATATTTTTAGGATTCATTAAAGCATATTCAGACTCTAACCAAGATATAGAACCCACTCCAAAATATACAGCGTAAGGAGTTTTTACTTTTTTAAAAAATGTTTTTGATAAATCTTTCCATGCACTAGTCCAGCCTTCCATTTGTGGAGTAATCTGTTGAGGGAACCAAATATCTCCCAAACATACATTACTAAACAGTCCAAGTTCCTGCGGATGAATTCGTCTGTCTATTTCCATTTTTCTTTTAATCCTTTGTATTCAGGAAATGTATTTTCAAAACTTATGCCACGACGTTTGTCATACTCTGTAAAAAATCTTACAAAGTTTTGTTGTGCATCTATGCGTTCTTTTTCTGTAGCAAAATCTTCTT